TATTCGACAAGACTTCACCGGACTCTCAAGAGGTGGTCAACGGGCGATTGGTTCAGAAGGCTCAGGAAGAAACCATCGAATTGGTGGAGACTGTGTCAAACATAATGTGCAACGGTAAACGCTTGGATGTGTTACCTATCTGGCCACTGAACGGCACAGTCGAACCCAAAGAACCTTTGCTCAGTCAGTTGGTGGACAAAGAGATAGCTCTGTACAACAAAGTGAGCAGGAGAAACCATTTGCTTTACGGTGCGGCGACTTACACACCTGTGATATCTTCTGACATGACAGATGACCAATTCGATGAGATCGTCGAGGCGGGTCTGGGTAGTTGGATCAAGCTCGACCGAGAGGGTAAAGCCGATGTGTTGAAGACACCCACAGACGCGCTCAAGGATATGGACAGAGCAATAGACTCAGGTATCGAAGAGATGGCCAAACTGGGCATACGGATGCTGTCACCTGAATCCGCACAATCTGGAGTGGCTTTGGAGATACGCAATGCGGCTCAGAATGCGCAGTTGGGTTCAATGAACACTAAGGTGAGTGTCACGATGAGCAAAGTCATGGCGTTTATGGTCAACTGGCGATACGATTTAGATCTGAAGCCTTCTGAGATTTCGTTCACACTGTCCACAGATTTCAATCCCGTTCCTCTGGGAGCAGACTGGTTGCGATTGGCCACTGAGTGGTACGAGAACGGCATATTGCCTAGAAGTACTTGGTTGCAGCTACTGCGACACAATGATATGTTGGATCCTGAATATAAAGATGACGAAGGTATAACGGAGATCAACGACGATGAGTTGGTGAACAGAACAGACGACTCGGATTACGCCGATAAGTTTGAGTAAATAGAGTACTTGCCTGGGTTGACGCCCAGGCTTTTTTAACGCATTGAACAGCGACGGAGACGAACTGATGAAGAATGTGAATACTGAAGTATACGATAAGAGAATAGATAGAGCGGCGATGTCTCGCCTATACGAAGAGAGACTGAAACAGAAGGTCGATGAAGAGCTCAAAGCTTCAAAGTCAAGGGGTCTGGCGTTGTTCGAGACCAGCAAGAACAAAAAGACACTCAAGTTGGCTCTGAACAGAAACACAGACAAAACCTTCAAAAATATATTTGACATATCCAAGTTGAATCTGTTGGGTTTCGCCGGAGACCAGCTGAGTTGGACGCAGCAGACCATTGAGAGCGCGGTGGGGAAGATGTGGAGAACGGCTCAACCGAACAGAAGGTTGGCTGAGGAGCTGGTTCTGAGCACACCGATCTACAAAAACAAACTGTTGAAGGACAGCTGGGGTTCTGTGGCTTTGAGTGAGAAGAAGAGGATGTCTCAACAACTGCGCAAAGGTTTCGCTGAAGGCAAGTCTATATCGGAGATGGCCAAAGAGATACGAAAAGGCCGCATCCATAAGCTGACGAGGAATCAGGCATTTGCTATAACCACCACTTCACTCACATCAGTGGCCACAGCCTCCGACTTCGCTGTGTATGACAAGAACGCTGAGATTCTTCAAGGTTGGCAGTACCACGCCACACTGGATTCGAGAACCACATCAATATGTCGGAGTGAAGACGGCAATGTGTACCCTCTGGAGGATCACGTCCACAGACCTCCGTTGCACATCGGTTGTAGATCCGTCACCGTGCCTGTGTTCAAATCGTATGAAGATATGTCCAAGATCACCGGAGTCAGTCAGATACGCAAAAGGAACATGGCCAAGCTCAGCAACGCCGAACGATTGCGCTACGACGGTATGTTGCCTATGCGAGAGACTTACCATCAGTGGCTCTCAAGACAAACATCCGATGTTCAGTATAGACATCTAGGTAGCACAGGTAAAGTGACGCTGTTCCAGATGGGCAAGTTGGATGCCAAGAAGTTCATCACACCCGAAGGAGCCTCAATAGGCCTACGTGATCTCAGGAAGATGACCGATAAGGAGTACACAGCACCGGGAGATACTCGAAGATTCGCCGATGCGAAGATCAAGCTGGATAATCTTAAGTTGTGGGCATCCACACCAGAGGACTTCCTGGACTCATCTGACCTGAGAAGAGATCTCAAACAGTATTACCTACTTCAAGCAGGTGAGCTGGATGGTACACTGTCCCTCACCAACTTCAGAGGGGTCACACTGGCGACCAAGCGAAACACAAGAAGAAGAGTGTTAGATACACCTCCGAGGGAAGATCAGCTACTGTTCAATCCGATAACTCGACGATATGAAGATGCTAGGCGTTACCAGCCAGACCCTTCAGTCTTGGATAACAATCTGAGACTCGTTGATGAAAGTTCAGTGTTGAAGGCCGCCGATAAAGAGTTCATACACACCTTTATAAGAGATTTGAGAAAAGAGATGTCGGCCAACGAAGCCGCAGCAGTGACGGATAACTTGAGGATTGTGTTCACGCGTTTCAGAAAGAACGGAGAGGTGTGGGGAAATGCTAAAGCGGTTCTTCAATCGCAAATAAAGTTCGACATAATGAATGTGTCCGACACAATAGAGACTCGTTTGAGAGCTCGCTCAGACACATTCAAAAAGCTAACAGACAAGAGCTTCTTGGATCCAGTGCTCGGAGCTTCTCAACTCGATGATCTCCACGACAATCTGTTGTTCAACATCCGTGAGAGGAATTGGTGGGAAGATAACACGGCTCCCAAGCTGGCCAGAGAGCTGGCTCCCATATTTGACACAGCCATACCTGTTCATATAAAGTTGCGGTTGTCCGGTGATGACATGAAGCAATTCTATCTAAGATTTGCTCACAGGTTGTCGTTGGCCGACACTCCAGACAAAGATCAATTCGCCATAGCTTTGGGTAGAGATCTGCACAACATGGCCAACTTGAACGGCGACAGGCTTGCTTGGCACAAGCTCGGTTCGTCGTTATTAGAACAACAGAATCATTTGTTCAAATTGGAGACTTACGGTGTTCAGAAGCGAAGAATGCGTTCCAGAGCCAGTGGACAGTTCTTCGGTCAGTATTATGACACATTCTCTCAAAACATAAGAGTTGTGGATGACCGCATAAACAACTACTCAGTACTCCAAAGAAAGATCGATGTGGGTATGCGTATACCGAATGTGTCGGGAAAGTCTCGATTGCTGTTCCGTAAAGGTTACAAGACATACTTCATGAAGACTCGCATAGGATTGATGGAAGACACCAGAATACCTATAACCTCCACAAGATCCTACTCGGACTTCCCTGAAGAGTTCTTGGATCAAGAGATGGTCGATGCTTTGAATTGGGCTAGTCAATCGAAGTACAAAGTAGATGGTGATATGTATGACTTCACAAAGAAGTTGCTGTACTTCAAAGACGACAAAGGGCGCGCCAAATACTACGACAGCTTGAACGAGTATCGACATTACATGGCAGGTCGAGACGATACATACGAGCGTCTCAAAGCTATGGAGTGGTTACGCAAAGGCGATCACAGCTTCGACAACATAGCGTTCATAGACCATCGCGCACGCATCTATGAGAGAGGCTTCGTGGGTCCGCAGGGAGGCGAGACTTATAGACCTTTCTTGAACACAGCCGCTTCCAAACCCATGAAGGCAGATGGTTTTCGTAACCTGCAAGACACCACAGGAGCATTCCTCGGCGGGCTGGATGACTTCTTCGAAGGTAGATTCGATTCACTCACATTTCCCGGCAGACAGAAGATAGCTGAGAGGTGGAGACCTGAGTTGGTCAAGGTGGGTAATCTGATGTTGAGAGGTAAGCCGAACGACTTGAGAAAAATATTGGAGAACCCTATAGTCGGTCGTATAGAAGGTGAGGAGCTCGGTAAGTTCTTCAGGCTCGCGTTGGAGACAGCCAAAGTGGATAACCATCTTTCAGGGTCATATGGAAGAGCGTCTCTCAAACGGTTGGATGAGTACATGACCAGTTTGGCGTTGGAGCAGGACGCAAGTTCATCAGGAGCCCAAATCATAGCCCTGACGACCCGCAATAAAAAGTTGGCTCAGATGTCCAATGTTGTGTCCACAGATCAGAAGCGTAGATTGTACGATGAAATAGCGGCCATCACATACAACGATCCCCGATTTAGGGAGCTCAACCAAAGACTCCACCTGACCGAGAAGGATCTCAGAAAGGCCGCAAAGATGAAAGCTATGGTGTCGTTCTATGGAGCCGGTGAGCGGACAGGGATATTGACCATTGAGAGTAAGTTGGCGAAAATACTCGGTAAGAGTGAAGGCACATTAGTTGTCAAGGCCTCTGAAAGAGATGCTGTGCTGGGTGAAATATCCGCCAAAGCCGCCATGTTCAAACCCAAGACAGGCTATCCAGGAGACCCAGACACATACAAAGAGCTTATGGCGCTGCGAAAGAATGTCAAACAATCCTTCGACAAAGGCATACCCGTGGGTCAAGATCTGATGGAGCAGTTGTGGTTCTTGGATGTCAAGAGTAAGGAATTCGTGGACAGTCTCTCATCCAGCTACTCACGAATTGTGACTCCCGACGATTTCCGTAAGATCGCCAAGATAATGAGTGATCACTTAGATGAGCAAGTACCCATACTGAAGATATTCACCAGATGGCACGGTAGATTGGCTGAGCAATTCCTGATTCACAGCAAGCCAAGTAAAGCGAACTTCGATTGGTCTTCCATAATCAAAGAGAAGCTGGTGGGTAGTCGAGAGAAGGGCTACACTCTTTCGGACAGACTCAGCGAGTTTCTGTCCGTTAAGGCCGGTGAACCGGTGACGGAAAAGTTTCTTCGTCAGTTCTCATTTTACGACAAAGACAGCAACTTGTGGGATATGTTGAAAGGTGTGAAACCTTCGGAAACCAGAAGGACTGGAGCCAAGTACTTGAAAATGGAGGTGGCTGATCTGTGGAAGTTGGGTGAGATCGAGATCTTCAAGGCCAACAAGCTGCCCAAGAGCTGGACAAGTGTGCCCAGTGTCAATATGTCGGGTAAGGTCGTGGAGCAAGTATTCAGACAGCGCTTTGAAGAGAAGCTGAAATACTTCGATAAGGACTCCGGTAAGTGGATAGTCAACATCGTGCAAATACCTCAGAAAACTGAAGCGACATGGTGGGAGCAGCTCATCAACAAAGAAGGTAAGATAAATGACATAGCTGATTCTATGGGTGCCAGAACAGCCTACGGGGTGAACAAAAACCATTCCGACGATGCGACGCTCGTGAAGGCTTTCCATTTGTGGGGAAAGAAGAATAAAGTGGACACATCAACCATCCACGATGCGTTCTTCACAAATGTGGCCGATATGAGTGAGGCGAAGAGATCGTTGAGACAGCTCTACGCAAATGCCATGAAACACAACACCATCAAAATGACGTTGGATGAGATGCGAGCGAGGGGACTCCCCAAGCACGTGTACGATGCATATCTCAACGAAGCCATAGAAGAAGGTTTGATCCCTGTGGTCGGTCGTTCACGACTCGGAGGACGTCTGATGACTGAGGAAGACCTGTTGACGATTCAGGATGTCATGGAAGAGCTTCAAGAAGACTGGCTCAAGCGTAAGGGTTGGTACGGCATCGGTCCTTGAAACTACGTGAAACCTACGTGAGATTGCGTTTAATAAGCCCTCGATGATTTATGTCGAGGGCTTAAGTTTAGATTGTCCGTGAGCTTCTTATGGAATATTTGGCGAGATCAGCCAGTGACAATCCGTGTGTCACAGAGAGAGTCTCCATCATTGTTCTGAGTTCCCAAAAATCTTCATCATCCACCAATTTAGGATGTCGTTGGCTCAGCAGATTGCCGCTCTTGTTTTTCAAGTGAGCGTCCTTCAATTCCAAGAAACGCAGGTAGTTTTCTTCTGGGTGTTCACCATCCAACAACCTATCCATCCACCCTGATTCTTTGGTCATAACACCCAAAGACCGCAACTGGGTGTCTGAGTAACCACCATTCTTCGACAACCCTTTTTCCATCATTCTCTGTGTAACTTTCATCATCTTTTCCTTTTATTATTTTTAACACTCAATACACAACTTGTCGTTTCAACACAACCTTAGACGGCTGGTAATCAGCTATCTTTGTTTACATATAATTGTGAACCTCAGCACCTTGAGATACCATATACATTTGGGTAAATTGATCGGGGGAGATCAGAGGCTCGTTAAATCAACAGGGGTTCATAAGGTGGTCGTTGATGGCCATCAAATTGAGCCTGTCGTGTTTTAGACACACTAAAAGCAACCTTGACATAATTAAACACCTTAAGCGGTAGCTATTGTTGGTCACATACACAGTAACCCAGCGACCTTAAGCTGTAGCTATTGTTGGTCACATATGTGATAGTTTAACATATCTCACTTTCAGCTTAAACACATATTTTTGTAGTTACATTAGCTTTTTATTTTGTTTGACTATTGTGTATTTTTTGTTATAAACTTTTAACCTTATGTAAATTGATGGACCCTTATAACTTTTTACGCCCTATAACCAAAGATAGGGCGAACTTGAATGAGAAATCATTCTTCTTTCTTTAAATCAACAAGGGTTTCATTTCAACATTTCAATCTCAAATTGTGGCACGCTTCGTTATTTATGTGTCAAACTATCCGCTTTTCAAAATTTTTTATGTGTTCCAACACTGTCGCGCGACAAGTTTCAAGATTTCTAAATTTCGTTAAAGAGTCTAGGAGCTTGCTTTGTTGGTTCCGTATGCTGTCTAGGCTATAAATAGACGTCCTTGGGGCTTTTGAGGCACTGCTGTATTCTTTGTTTAGAAGCTCTACCTTGCTCACTCTCCACCACCCTTCAGACTTGCTGAAATTCTCAGTCAAAGGTCTCTGTTACCGTACTCGGCCATCGGTCTTCCGGTCATTCCGAGATAATCATTAAACCAACAGAATTTCGATGATTTCGAGGCCACCCGCGTGGATACTTGTGATTTGTGAGGCGCGAACCTCTCAAGGATCGAATTTCGAGGTTATCTTAAATGATTGATCCCACCGCAAGATGAGGATCTGAATCGTGAATGGGGTGAAACGACCTCACAACTTTAAAAGTGATCTGTGATCGCACAACAACGGACTGTGTCCAAAGGAAATACCATGCCGAATAATGATGAACCAAATGAACCAAATACACCGAACACTACACCCAACAACCCAGCAAATCCAGCAATGGATGAGAAACTACTGCAGGAAAAGATAGACGAGGCGTTGAAGCCGATCAAAGAGAATCTGGATAAGGCATACGCCGCCAGAGACGAAGCTCTTGCAAAGGTCGCCTCAAAAGATCAAGCGGATAGGGAAGCTGAAGTGAAACGTTTGGAAGAAGAAGGTAAGCACAAAGAAGCTTGGGGGATGAAAGAAGCTGAGTTAAACGCTCAAGTGAAAGCTCTCACAGGTCGTACCGTCGAACTCACCAGAGACATCGATGTGAAAAACTCTTTGAGCGGACTGGAATTCAGACACGAGAAGGCGGCTGAGATGGCTTTCAAAGAAATCTCAACTGAACTTATCCAGAATGAAGCTGGTTCATGGAAACATAAAGATGGGCGATCGATCACTGAATACGCTAAAGCATTTTCGGATGATGTAAACAACTCATTCTTATTCAAGGCTAAACAAAATAACGGAGGTGGTACTCCGTCACCAGAAGGTGATCCAGGTGTATCGGACGCAGGCAATGGTTCTGTGTTTGAGCAGTCACAGTCTCAAGTTTTGGAGGCGGCGGCTAAACGACTGGGTCAGTAAATTTCAAAAACTTTTTAATGGAGCATATTTATGCCAGCAAACACAGGAGTGGCGGGAGTCACGAATGAAGTACTGCAAGAGGCACTCTCAGCCTATTCTGACGAAGCTTACACAAATGCACGTAAGCTTTCGGGAACAGGTATCGTGGGGTCCAATTCAGACATCGACACAAACACAGAGACATTCATAGGTCAAGTCCGTTGGGACAAACCACTGAATCCCAACATCAATGTTGCGTCAATCACAGACAGCACCGATGGAACAACAACTGATACAAGCACTGATATGCTTCGTTATGTTAAGACTGTACGTACACACGGTGCGCGTAATGTCAACATGAAGAAAGTCATCACTCAGCGTGATGGCTTAGCCAAAATCGGTCGTGACTTCGGTGAGACACAGGCACAGGACGAGCATAACGCTATCCTATCTGTGTTGAAAGGTGTAGCAATCTCTGAAGCTTTAACAGGCGCAGGAGAGGGTTCAGGATCAGCGGGCGTGGGTGGTCAGAGTTTCGACAACGATCCTTCATCTAGCACCAGCGGTTTCTACGTTGACTTGGGTTCAGATAAGATCATCAAGACTTTCGACAACACTAAAGCTTCTATGGAGCAAGGTGCTCAACGCGCAGAGGGTTTCTTGAACGCTTTGGGTATGGGTTGGAAAGACTATGAACTTCCTTTCTACTATCTCGTAACATCTCCAGAGACTATGGCTTCGCTTCGCAGCGCAAACCTAGTTGATCAGGATACTGTTTCAGATGGCAGCATCGACTTCCAAACAATCTTTGGTGGAAAGTTCCGTCTGATTCAGACACGAGCAGCTCAAGGCTTCACATCTGCACAGTTGACTAAAATCAACACAGGTGCAGGCGTGGACATCGTAGGAACTAAGACTTCATTCATCGTCGCGCCAGGTGCGTTGGCTATGGCTGGACTTGAAGTACCTACACCTCTAGAGATCGATCGTGACGCTAAAGCTTACATGGGTGGCGGAACAACTGAGATCTGGAAGCGTTGGGGTTATGTACTCGCACCTGCGGGCTACAACTGGAACGGTTCAGAGGACAAGTTTGTGGGTGACGCTGAGTACATGTACGCTGTTGAGGGAGGTACCGCGAAAGCTCTAACTTCTGTAACTAGTGGTACTCTCGCATCTACAGTCGGTACGTTTGAGCGTAAAGCTTCATCCGCACTAAGTCTCGGAATCATGCCTGTCTTCCATAGCTAAAAGGAGCTCGAAATGGCGTTAACTGTTGGAACAAACTCGTACAGCACTCTGGTGGATGCCGATGCTTACTTTAATGATCGTCTGGATGCAGCCGCTTGGACGGAAGCTTCAGACACTTCAAAGGAGCAAGCTTTGGTGACCGCCTCGCAGGTGCTGGATGGGCAGACTTACACAGGTTACGCTGAGTCGAGCTCTCAAGCTATGTCTTTTCCAAGAATCGGAAGTTATGGAGATCCTCGTTTGGGGATCATCGTGGAGTTGGATGGTGTGCCCGCTAGAATCCTCCGAGCTCAAAAAGAGCTCGCTTATCATCTTTTAAATAATGATGGTTTGCTGGATGATACGGGTGCTGTTGAGAGTCTCAAAGTGGGCTCTTCCATTGACCTTAAACAAGTCACCTCCGCGAATCTATTACCTTCTGTGGTCAGAAATTTGATAAAACCACTCTTGGTCAACAAAGGCTCCAAAACGTGGTGGAGGGCTAACTGATGTCGTTCAGAAATCTCATAGACGGAAACCTTAATAAGGCTTTCAATCAGGTGAGAGATTTGGCTTCAGATGCTGTTTTGACCAGAAAGAGCGATCCGTCGTTCGATTTCAATTCAGGAGCCATCACCACAACAGACACAACGCTGAACATCAAAATCATCGCAGTGGCTTCCACTCAGAAGACTGAAGATCACAATGTCGTAAAAAAGGAGGCTCTTATGAAGTCTCGAGAGATAGGTGCTCTAACACCTTACGACACATTGACTTTTGACGGATACGAGTGGAACATAGGCGAGAAGATGGTGAACAGCGGTTTTGTGTTCTTAGTCGAAATATTTAGGGAGGCGTGATGGGAAAGTATGTAAATCTTGAACAGAACATCTTCTCAATTTTCGGAAGCTCTGAATGGTTGGCGGAAAATATTAAAACATATCCGTCGAACTTCATAGCTGTGGACGCACCCAGTGAGTTCTTGAGAATATCCGTGATTCCTGCGGGTGAAGGTTTAAATCTTCGCTCGGTTTCTGGGATCATGTTAGTGGATATTTTTGTACCCTCTGGTGGTGGAACACGACGTTTAGGAGAAATAGCTGACAAATTGGACTTGTATCTGGAAGGTCAAACGACCGACCGTGTGCAGTTCGGTTCGAGTGCTATGAAAATTTCGGGAAAAGACAAAGACAATCCGACATTGTTTCGGTCACAATATTCAATATCATTTAATTACTATGGAGTAATATAATATGGCACATGTTGCATCAATTGGCGCAGGTATGTTTTCAGACCTAAGCGTCTCAACTTCGTCGGTTCCAGCTACGAAGAACCAAACGAGTCTAGACGGCGTTTTCGCCACAGGCACTTTCGAGCGCATCGAGAATGTCCGTGAGTTTCCTGCTATGGGAACTCCACCAAACATCGTAAACGTTCCTGTTTACGGTTCAAGCACTTCTCAGCAGATTCAGGGTCAAGCTGACGCTCCTTCAATGGAGATCACAATGAACTATGTAGCTACTGACTGGGCCGACGGCACTAGTTTGGGAAGCATGGTGGGAGACGGCAATCAGCGTGTATTCCGCTTCGCTCTTCTTAACACGGAACCACCAGGTTACGAGTCAGGCGGCGGTGTAAGTGGTCTCGCTGGAGACACTTCAGACGGCACAGCTACAGAGAACAGTTACTACTATTGGGTTGGAAAGGTTGAGGCACTTCAGGTGAATCCTCAGCTCACTGATTCAAATACAGCAACTGTGACAATCACTGTACAGTCTGACTTCTTCGGTGCTTTCACCGTGGATCCAACTGCTTAGTAGTTGAGATTCCGTTGGGGAGGGTGGCTGTGGCGAGCCTACTCTCAAACAACTCCGTCGCCGATGACGGGTGTCCCCACCGAAGGAGGTATGATGAAACCATTCAGAATAGATTATGTGATAGAGCTGACGCGTACAAAGATGCTTGAGAATATAGAGTTCAGCACAGAGCGAGTTATGGAGAGATTTCCAGAGTTCGTGGGTGCTAATGACGATAAATCTCAAGAGGTTTTCAAGACTTTGGCGACATTGCAAAATATGAAGAAACATATAAAAGGGTTCAATTATGAACGAAATCAAGATAAAGAACAGCGGAGCTGATAGCGAAGCTGACATCACGGAGAATAGTATGAAGAAATTTGTGGGAATGAAACAAACAAAGAAGGTTAATTTCATGGGCGAGAAGATTGAGATCAACAAGCTCACAGTCGGTGAAGTTAAGCAGATTCAAGAAGTTGCAAAGAATTTGGAAGACGATGGATTCGCGGTGATAAAATCAATCATCTCGATCGCAACTCCGGATGCGTCTGACTTGGAGGATGATGATTGGGAGTCGCTTCCTATGGATGAGTTGACCAAACTGTCCAACGAAATAATGAAATTCTCAGGAGTGGATACTTCTGGGGGAAAGTAGAACTGTCGGCTGAAAAGCTGGCTTTACACGATTTAGCCCTAGCGATAGGGACTCCGGTATATGTAATGGAGGCAGAGATGCCTCAATCTGAACTCCAAGATTGGATGGAATATTTCGAGAAGAGACCTCTGGGTTGGCGTGCCGACTTAAGAGCTTATCGAATAATGGCATCTATGGGCTTCTCAGGGAAACAAGAAGAAGCTTTTCACAGCCTCGCTGTCTTGTCCAAAGAATCTCAAAGAACAACCACACCACTAGACTCATTGAAGTCATCATATTTGTTTCACAAGATGATGGGTGCCAAAGGTGGTAAACAATTGGAGATTGTCTAATGAAGATGATTGTGAAGGGTGTTAGAAGCACCCTAGCGATGTTGGAATTGAAGACTTCGGAACTCACGGAAAAGCAGTTGAAGCAGACTGTGAGACGCATGACCAAAGATCTGTCATATGAAACCCCGGTAGATACGGGTAAGGCGAGAGACTCATGGAGTTCTTCTTGTAGAGGTAAACGGTGTTCAATACGCAAC